TTTCCATCTGAATATTATCATAATATAGAATTCAAAGAGGATATTATATCAAGAACAAATATAAAAACAAATCTAAAATTATTTTGTCAAGAGATAATAAATATGCATTTTAATGTATATTCTCATATTATTAATTATATTCATAGTCCAACATATCAATCTAATTTTGATAAAATAGTAAAAAATCTTTATCTGGATTCAAAATCAGATTCAGAATTTAAATTAACCAAAGATGACATTATAATTGAAATTAAAAAATTATATGTTCCTATTTATTTACATGATGATAAAATGCTTAGTTTAATGATTTATTTATATTTGGATATTAAATTATATCTAATTTATCCAGACTATAAACCTAATGATTATATTATTACAGAACTAAACCAAATTTTAGACGATATGATTTATGTTGAAACTGATAATTTAAATATAAAAAATAAAATATTAAATCAACATATTGAATATGTCGGAAATCTATATGTGTCGTATGATTATATATTTAATAATTCTATTATCAAACTGTTAAAAGACAATGAAAAAAATTTAGATCAATATGAAAAAAATATTAATCTCTTACAAAATAAATTCAATAAATGGTTTAATTTAGTATAATTATTAATTGTTATATTTTTTCTCATTATGTTATTATTAATGGATTTTACTAAAGATAAAACAGATAATAGATCTATGGAATATATTAAAAAGGATATACAAAAATATAGTCGACTTTGTTACGATAATTTAAATATTATTAATAAATATGAAAAATTATATTGTGAATATTTTGATGATTTTAATTTTAATCCAGTATCAGAATCAGTTTCAGAATCAGTTTCAGAATCAGTTTCAGAATCAACAAAACCATCAAAACCACCAAATAACAATAAAGTACAAGAAAATTTTGATGATTTTGAGGATGATGATATTATTAAAAATATTAATAATAAATGTACACATAATTTATCAATAATTTATGAGGATTTTAAAGATTTATCCGATAAAATTAATTATAGAATTAATGATGCCAATTTAGATATAAAATCTAATAAAACAAAATCAGATCCAATTATTAAATCTCTAATAAATAAAGCTGAACCTAAATTTAAATACAGATTTGAAAAACTAAATAAAAATTTAGATGAAATATTTTATCTCTTTGATACAGATTATAATAATGTTGGTAATCTTATTAAATTTGATGAATATTCAAAACTTATTACCCCATCTGATGATATTGAATTCGAAAAAATGTTAAAAAAAAAGAATATAAAAATTGACAAAACTAAATCTGATACAAAATACAAAACCAATTCTGATACAAAATACAAAACCAAAGCTGATACAAAATACAAAACCAAAGCTGATAAAAAGATCATTGAAAATTTTTTTGGAATGTTTGGTTTAATCAGAAAAATTGGTGGTTTTGTTCGTAGTATTTTTAGAATAATAAGAAATATTGTTGATTTTTTTATTAAAATTTTTAAATTTATAACTAGAATAATAAAATATATTTGGAATAATTTAGGGAATTTTATTAGAAAATTTATTGAAATTGTAAAAAAAGTTTTTAAATTTATCAAAGATACATTGATACCTAATTTGATAAAACTTATTAAATTCGTTTGGAAAATGATGCAATATATTCCTGCTTTTCTCAAACGATATATTACTTACAGAATAGGATTATACTGTATGTATCTTAAAATTTTTTTAAACTTTATCAGATGTCCTGTAATTCCTATAATTATATTGATTATTTCATATATTGGTATACAAAACTATGTTGAATTTGTAACTGAAGTAAGCGGCATACATCCACTAGTTTATTTAGCTTTAAGTTCTGCCTTAACTATACATCAGATATATTTCAGTGGTGATATTTTTTTCATAACACAAAATAAGATTATCCAATTGATTGTAGCTTTTTTTAGATCTAAAAACTCTAAAAAACCTAAAAATTTGGCAGAAGATATTTTATTTTTAACCGATGTAATTATACCAAAAATATTAATATATTCTCCCCACATTATTGCTGTTTTCATAATTTCAACGATTGTTATTAAAATTTACATAAATAAATATACTGAAATACTCAAATCTTATTTCTAAAATCTAATCTTATTTCTAAAATCTAATCTTATTTCTAAAAATGTTCTAGATCTGATTTTAATTTATTATAATATATTTTTACTTTGTCATCTATTTTTAAGTACTTTAATACATGATCAAACATTATCCATGAAGCTAACATATCAGATGGATAATGTATTCCTGCCATTATTCTACGATGCCCTGTATCTTTGCTCACTCTTACTAATAAATAAAGTTCGTATTCTAATTTGGTCTTGGATAATGAGTCAAAATATTTTTTAAAATTATAATATACTAATGCACCAAATAAAAATCCCTGAAAAGAATGACCAGATGGAATTGCTGGAGTTTGACCAGCATAAGTAATATATGTTTGTATTGGTATACGTTCAATAAATGATGTTTGTAATGGTCGTAATCTATTAAATGCCATTTTTGTTTCAAGAATTAGTTTATTAAATATAGATAAATTTTTTTCAATTAAAGAATAAGATGGTGGCTTGGTATTAAATTTTTTAACATATTTATAAGATATATATTTATAATATACGACCCAATTAAAAGTATCAAAATCCTCATATTTAAAAAACTCATAATGAGTCGTTGGATATGATTTTGTTATGGCACATTTTATTTTATCATTTGTTAATTTTTCTATTGAAGAAAGTGGAAACATATCTGGATCATAAAACTTTATTAAATCTCCATATGACATTGGAGTATTTAATCTTATATTTACATTTTGTATTATTTGTAAATCATTACGTGTCATATTTTTTATATAAATTGGATCTAATTTTACATGTAAAGTATTATTTTTTATTGATATTTTACCTTTGTAAATTTTTTTTGAAATATCTATTAAACAATCATTATATAATTTATTGTATCTTTTTGTATCAAAAAATTGTCCTAATAATGCAATTTCTCCCAAATGATCTTCTGTCATTATACCATAATTATTATATGGATCATTTTTGATATTTAATCTTAATTTTGTCATTTTATATATTAAATATGATCATAAATTATATAAAAAAAGATGAATTTTATTATTTTTTTATAAAAATAATAGATAATAAAAAAATAATCTTAATACCGTAAATATTTTTATTTTATTTTATTTTATTCTAATGCATCACTATGATTATTTCTAAATGCTTGTTCAACCCATGAAAAATAATAAGCTTTTACTGGACCATCTTGCATTCGCCAATCTCTAGCAATAATTGCTTCAGTAATATTAACATTTGGTAATTCTTTTCCAAATGTTGCTGATTTTGATAATATTTGTAATTTAGCAGCTAATTCAAAAAAATAAGCCAAATGTGTAACTTCTTCAATATTTTTACCAACAACAGTTAATCCATGGTGACCTAATAATAATGAATTTTTTCCTTCATTAATTGCATCAATTATCATTTGACCTTCTCTATCTGCTGAATTACCAAATGGAACACCTGGCCATTCTGAAATATATTTTGTTCTATTATATAAACCCATTACATCCATATGATTAATTACTAATTCTTCACCCATCATTGATAATGCTGATGCATAAATTGGATGAGAATGTATTACACAATTAATATCAGGATTATTTTTATAAATATACATATGAAATCTAGTTGCTCTATTTGGCATTCTATAATTTGGCGATTTTTCATCTATAATATTAAGTTCATCATCAACAACATTTAAATTTTCATCAACTCTTAATATATTACTAGCTTTTGTTATTTCAAATGGATAACCATATGTATTTGTATACATATATACATTATCTTTATTATCTTTATTATCTTTATTATCTGGATCTCTGCATGTAACTTGACCTGATAATAATTTACCATGTCCATCATCTGCTAATATTCTAGATGTTAATGCAATTTTTTGTTTAAGAGACCATTCATTTGGAAACATATTTTGTGTAAGTAATGATGCCTTTTTAATTTCACTCTCACGCGAATTAGAATCGTATTGTTGTGGAATTAAACAAATATCATCTCCATTATCAAATAATATCTTTCTGATATCATCATACATCATTTTTCTTTTATCTAATACTTCTTTAATATGTACTTCTGAAAATGTACATTCATTTGTATCATTAATAATATCTAATTCTATATATTTTTTAAATTCATTTTTTAATGCATCTGCATGTCCATCATCAATATATACATGTAATGGGAAAAAGACATAGTCACATTTCGCAATATCTGTTTTTTCTAAACCTTGTATGATATGTGAATATAATGTTGAAACAGTATCTTCGATTCCAAATGCAATAATAGACAATGCTTCACATGGTGTTGTTATATTATATTTATCAAACATATATTGTGTAAATTGATATCCAGGTTGATTAATATCAGTAAACACATCATCACTTATATTTAATTTGGTTAAAAAATGCTTAATTAAATGTCTATGTGGTACTCCATTAAAACATTTGCGATCAAATCCTAATTTTTCCATACTAATCAAATCCTTTTCTTGATAAATTCCTTCTTCCTCGTTCATATTTTTTTCAAGTACATGTTTTGAATCATCATTTAATCTATTTGATACATATGATAAAAAATTTTTAAAATTTTTAGAATAAGAATAATGATTTTCTGCAAATACTTTTATTGCATTATTCATATCTTTAAACTTAGCATTTGCAAAACACAATAATAAATCATGATTTAATAAATTATGACTATTTACCATATTTTTAATATTCTGAACAATTGAATTGATTTTAACAGAATTATTATAACATTCTGAATTACTTAAAACATAGCTTAGTATAGATAATACACAAATTAATATGATTGTCATTTGTTTCATTTTTATATTATTATTATGTGATAGTTTTATTTAAAGACGAGGTAACTTTATCATTCATCATGTCTTTAAATAAAAACTATTAAATAATAATACATTTATGATGATAAAATATATGAAAATACATAAAAAGATGAATTTTATTATTATTATATATTAAATATTTAATTAATACCTATATTTAATATGTTTACACCTAAGCCATTTAAATCTACTAATACAAATGATCAAACACCAAATGATCAAACACCAAATGAATCTAAACAAAGAAAAGTAGTTTTTGATGAGAATGTTAAAGTTAATTTTATTGAAAAATCCAATTCTAAATCTAATTCTAAATCTAATTCTAAATCTAATTCTAAATCAAATTCTAAATATAATTCTATACACGAACAAATGTATAATGCTTTTAATTATACTGATCCCGATTTTATTAATCCTGATGATGAATTAAATGATAAAGATCCAACTGATATTAAAGATGATGATGAGCAAGAAATTTTAGAAGACAATGAATCCGATACAGATGATGAAACTAAAACAGAGTATGATTATTTAATACAAAAATTATTCAATACATTTTTAAATAAATTCCCACATTTAGATAATTATAAGAACAAGTCTATTATTCACTCTATGTTTAAAATCGCAGTATTACAAATGCCAGAGCACATAAAAAATCCTATATTCTATTTAAATTTCGTTGAATCATCTATACAACAATTAACACAACCTAATTTTAATGATATAGTTTCAAATGGTATTTCAGATTAGATTAAATATAGATTAAATAAAAAATTGATTTATTATTAAAATAAAATATATTTAATAGGAAACAATATACAATAATATTTATTTTTTTATCATATTATAATATAAAATTAATACCCAAAATGTATAGAAGAAATTATTTACCATTAGGACCAATGCCTATACCTATATCGCCATTTGGTGGAATACCTATAGCTGGTGTTCCATATGGATTTCCAATAGTTATTAATAGACCTAATAATAACAATTATAATAATGGCGATATTGATATTAATATAGTTAAAAAACAAAATGGATCTATGTTAACTCCTGCCGATACTAACTATTTAAAAACTAAAATATATATGTTGCAAATAATATTTAATATTATTTTAAATAATTTATGCTTTAAAAACTCAAATAATAATAATCAATTGGTAAATCAAATTAAAAATGATATTGCATCTAATGCTACTGTTTCTAATCATTTATCAGATTTATGTTTAAGTGGTTCTAATAAAGTTGCTGCTGCTACTGCTGCTGCGATCCCATCATCTGTTACTCAAGCAGCTAATGCAGTAGCAGCTGTTGCAATTGCAGCAGCTGCTGTACCCACAAATACTTTGATTAGTGTTTTAACTAAAGCACGTGCAGAATTTTTGAAAACTCAAAAAATAAAAGGTGTAGGATCATTAGAATCAGACGCTGCTACTGTAGTTTATACTGCTATTGAACAAGCAATTATTAATTATGTAAAAAGTGTAGTACCAACGGCAACACCCGCCGATCTTAAACTATATATAAATCAAGCTATTATTGCTTTTGATACGAATATAAGTGGTATAATTAACGGTGTTGCTATTCCTGTTCCTTTTGTACTTGCTACATATATTACTACATTGGATGCAGCAGTTAATGTAGCATTGGCTACCGCAATAGGGCTTGCTATTGCTGCATTTACAACAGCAGTACCAGTATCACCAATAGCTGCAAATATTATAGCCGCTGTTACTACAACTACTCCAATTACTCCTCCTGCAATATTATCTATAAATACTGCAGCTAATAATGCTGTCGCAAGATATCCAACAACTCCAGCAATTGTAAGAAAAAATCCAGCAAATCAATGTTTTGAACCAGTTTTTGATGATTTTAAATTACACGGATTGATTTCATCAATGAGAAATAATAATTTTTTGAGAAAAGCTTGTATATATAATAGTTCTAGAAATGGTATTGATTCAAATAGAATTAAAATCAATTTTGCAGGGGGGGCAAATACATCAAATTCTTCAAATTCTTCAAATACACAAGATGAAAATTTTAATTTTATCAATCTTCTAAATATACTTAAAGAAAAAGATCAATCACCTGATAAAACTGCAATCTTATGTGTACAAACAAATGGTAAATTAAAATGTTCAAATATGAAAAAGAAAGAATCAACAACTGAATGTGAATTTTGTGAAAGATGGACTAGAGAAAGAAATATGTTTAGATCAGTCTTAAAAGATTTATTAGAAGCATCTGATTTTAATAATACATTTGATTTAATGTCAGCAAGTGCATATTTATTACCATCTGCTATTATGGACCAAAAACAATATGAACAATTTTATACTGCAATTGATGCATATAAAAAAGCAAAAAAAGCAAAAAAGTAAACTAATAAACTAATCAATAAACTAATTAATAAACTAATCAATAAACTAATCAATATATTCTATGAGATCAGAATATAAAAGAAGATATTTATGATCAAAATATTAATCTTCATTAAATGAACAATATAAAGAAGATTAAATTATAAAAATAATTTAATTATATGTTATATTCTATTTTTAATGATGAATTATGATGTTTTTTTAATAATAATTTAATATATTAAATTATCATTAAATTATGATAAAAAATTGAATTTATACAATACTGTTTATAAAGATATATCATATATAATAAATTATATCCAAAAATCAAATGGAGAACATTTTATATAATAATTTAACAATTGAATCTGATAAGATTTTTCAAAATAATATGATTAAAATAAAATTAAAGGAACACCAAAAAACTGCAATTAATGCTATGCTTAAATTTGAAGAAACAGGTATAGTTGCATTCACAAAAAAAGCATATATATCTAATTACAATATTTATGATGAAACTCATTATAATAGATATGGTTATTATTATGGTTATAATAATCCAGCTTATGAAGAAGAACAAAAGAAAAAATTCAAAAATATGAGATTCGAAATCGAAACAAATTATGGTATCTTAGCTGATAAAGTAGGCTCCGGTAAAACTTTTATGACAATGGGTTTAATATGTTATAAACAAGTTCCTGCTGAACGTGATCGTATTATTAGTTCATCAGTATATACTGTCACCAGATATAAAGATGTTGAAATACCAAAAAAAACAAATCTTATTTTGGTTCCACATAATTTGATTCATCAATGGAAAGTAGCTTTTCAGTACTGTAATTTAAAAACATTTGTTATCTCAAAAAAAGCAGAAATCGAATATTTACAATTTGAAGATAATATTTTTGATAAAGATCCAGCAGGACCTGATGCTGATTTTAATGAAACAAATTGTGTAGAATATTACGATACTATCATTATTTCATCAACTATGTTTGATACTTTTTATGAAAAATTCAAAAGTGTAAAATGGGCACGAATCATTGTTGATGAAGTTGTTAGTATTAAATTACCTTCTGATTTAGAATTCAAATGTAATTTTATTTGGTTTTTAACGGCGACTCCATCGGGTATTAGATCAGTTCGACGTAATTATATTAGAACATTAGTATCATCAATGACAGATTATACCATAAATAGCATCATTATTAAAAATAATGATGAATATGTTGATCAATCAATGAATCTTCCTAACTTAAATCAAATCCTTATTAAGTGCTTAACGCCCAAAGAACTTAAAATTGTCAAAGAATATGTGGATGATGAAATTATAAATATGTTAAATGCTGGTAATATTCAAGACGCAGTTACAAAATTAAATTGTAATGTGGAAACATCAGATAATATTTTAGAAGTTATTACAAAAAAAATCAAAAAGGAACTTCATAATAAAAAGGCTGAATTAGGATATGAACAATCAAAAATACCTGATGATAAGAAAGTTCATGATGAGAAAATTAAGAAAATTAGTGATAAAATAAAAGAATTAGAAGCCAAATGTCAAGGATTAGAAGATCGTATAAAGTCTTTCAAGGAAGAAAATTGTCCAATCTGTTTTGGTGATTTTGATTCGCCAATGTTAACACCATGTTGTAACAACCTATTCTGTCTCCAATGTTTGACCTTATGTAAATCATCTTGTCCAATGTGTAGAGCTACTCTTAATCTATCTCAATGTACTGTTATTAATGATAAAAAAATTTCTGAACCCGAACCAGAATCAAAAGATCAACAAAAAGAACACGTTTTATGTTCTAAGGCAGATAATTTGATCACTTTACTAAAAAAGAAACCCAAAGGTAAATTTTTAGTTTTCTCTAATTATGATCGTACTTTTGAAAATATTTATCAAAAACTTAATGATAATAATATTAAACATAATAGACTTATCGGTTCTAATGTTGTCATTAATTCGATTATTAGACGTTTTGAAGATGGTGATATCAGAGTATTGATGTTGAATGCATTAAATTATGGTTCTGGTCTAAATCTTCAAATGGCAACTGATATTGTAATTTATCACGAATTAGATGTTGAATTAGAAACACAAGTTATTGGTAGAGCACAACGATTAGGTAGAACAGAACCATTAAATGTTTATTATTTACAAAATGATAATGAAAAAGTTAATTGTAAAAATCCAACACTAAGTTTAAATATTTTTGCCGACGACACAACTATGTTGGAAAAATTTATTCATGGAGATAATTTTGATTCTAAAGTAGATTTAGGAAAAGAAATAGATTCAGATGAT